ACGACTAAACCGATTGATATGCAATCAGCTAAACTGCTTTCTAATTCTTTTATATTTGTCCACCCAGAGGTTGGTGTTATTGCATCTTCCCAGTTTATAATTACTAACTTTGGTTTCATTTTTTGTTTCTAAGATAATTAAGATAATCTGCCCCTTCTTCGACTTCCCAGAATACTTTAATAAAGTCTGGGTGATCTTCTGTTAATTGTGTGTTAAATACAGCGACAGCACAAGCTGACATCATTTTGCATGGTAAGTTTAATTGTTTTGCAAAGTTATCATACTTCTTGTACGAGCCAACTTGTACGCAGTGCATAATTTTATCCGAGTTTGCGTCTTTAATAGGACTATATCCTGAGACATGAGTATGACCTGCTATAAGCAAATGGTCTCTTGCATTGAACAATGCGTGTTTAACAATACCATGAGCTGTATTGTACATCGAGTGTCCTCTAAAGTTATGAGAACAGTTCACTTTAATTTCGTGTTTTGGTAATTTAATTTTAAGTCTTGCGTTGTGGTTAGAGTATACAGTTTTTAGAGGTTTGCACATCCAGTTAATTGGATCACCTTCCATAGCCCACATATCATGGTTTCCTGCTACTATAAATATATAAGGTGTAGCTTCTACTAACCACTCTACTAACTGCCATTGTTGTTCGCCATTAGTTGTCTGGTCTGCCCATAACCCTGCTAACTTACCACGTCTAGCCCAGTTGTTAGATAAATCTCCAACAGAACAAGCGTACATGCCATCAGTAGCATTGACTATATCTATGTGTTTTCTAAGAGATACCCAATCACACCCATCATCATCTACATGAGGATCGCCTTGTATATAAAGACCTATAGGTTTTTTATCGTTAATCTTTATATTAATAAACTTTTCAGAATTTTCTCTTGCTTCTTTTCTTTTGAATACTTCTGTTCTTGCATTGATTAATTCTTCTGTAGACCAATCAAGATTTTCAGCTTCTTCCAGTTCGTAATTTTTCATTACTTCAGGATGACTTGTTTTTTTACCACAAGTTTTACACTTCCATCTCTTTACTCTTTTTTCAGAACCATCGTGTCCATTTTTAATTATATGCTCAGACTTACAATGAGGGCAACGTAAAGCATTACCATCTTCATCTCTTTGTATAATGCCAACTCTACTAAGGTTGCCACCATTATTATGTATGGTCATTTATTTTTTTCCTGCTTTATAAGGTATTCGAGATACCATTTAGCTTTTTCTAAATCTTGTATAGGAGTTCCTTTGTATGGAAATCGAGTAACATATTTTACGATGTTCCCACGAACATAATCCATATCCCATGACCTGATGTATTCTATCGTCTCTATGCCTTTGGTATAGTGGGCAGGACGATTAATAAGGTCTTGTTTTTTCTTCATCTATTTTATCCATAACTTCATCCCAAGTTATTGGTTCACAATTTAAGAACACAACACCACCATACTTATAGTCAGTTCTACTTTTTATCTGACTCTTTATGCTGATTATTGCTTTGGGATCAATCTCATGGATTGCTTTGATGATTTGCATTTCCCTTTTTGTATAAGGTATATTTGCACTCATAGTTACCTCCTATTAGTTTATGTATACAACCATCTACTGATGTAGTAAGCCACAACTAATATTAGTATAAACTCTAAGACAGATATCTCTGGTCTCAGATATTTCGTTCTTATCTTCGTTAATAAGAACTTAATTATATTAATCATCTCATTAAAGGATTGCTATTCCTAGCTTTTATTTCCTCTACTTGAGTCTTTAATACTGATAATTCTTTTTCTAATGGAGCAATATTAGGTATTGATCTTGCTTCTAAGACCTCTACTCTTTGTATAAGTTGCCCTTGAAATACAAATAAAGACGCAATAGTTATTACTATACCTATGCCTGTTGCTATTGTCTTGATGTCCATAATTTGTCCTCGTAAGTTTGGTTTGGGTAAATGTTTCTAATATCGACATAGGTACTGTTTGTGTATGTGCCTATATCAATACTTTTTAATTCAGGTTGTATAAAGATGTCTGTGTTTACTTGTGAGTAAGAAGCTATCTTATTATCTCTAGCCATAACTTTTGCAACTATCATCTGTGTTGCTTTGAGCTGACCATCTATTGTTTTAATCTTGTCTGCTACCTTGATAGATATTTCTTCTACTGTTAGTTCGGTTTCAAGACTCCTACTCTCGTTATCGACTTCTCTTTCTTCTGCGACAACATCTCCGTTACTTTCATTAGTGTCTGTATCTCTTTCTGTTTCTTCGACAACTTCTGTTTCATTTACTTCCTCCACAGGTTCTTCTACTGATTGTTCAGTTACAATTTCTTCTGTTGGAGCTTCTGCCACTTCGATAGTTTCTTCTATAGGTTCTTCTGCCATAACAGTTTCTTCTGTAATTTCTTCAGTAGGCGTTTCTTCTACAGGAGCTTCTACAATTTCTTCAAAGACTTCTTCTACAATAGATTGTTCTTCGATTATTTCTGGCTCAATCATGGTAGACTGAATTGGACTTTGCTCTAATATTTCTACAGGTTCAAATGTTTCTATAGATGTTTCTAATATTTCTTCTTCCATCATCACAGGAGCAAGTACGATTGTTTCTTCTACAAACTGTTCTTCAACTGTAAGCATAGGCATTTCTTCTAGTATCTTTATAGGTACTTCTTCTAACGCTATAGGTTCTAAAAATATTTCTTCAAAAACTAATTCTTCTATTTGTGTAAATTCTTCTTGTGTAAAGACTTCTTCTATTTCTTCAAATATTTCTGCAATTTCGTTGCTCTGTTGAGCAGTTAAAATAATTTCTTCAATAATAGGTTCTTCAACAGTAATAGTTTCTTCAATAACAGGTGCTTCAACAATAATAATTTCTTCAATAATAAGTTCTTCAACAACTTCAACTATAGAATTTATATGTTCTACTTCTTGTAAAGATAAAATAATAGGATCATAAGTCATAGTAACTGATATATTATCTACATTAGGCCCACCTAAATTAGCAGGTGCATTGGCATCTTGCCCACTTAAATATATGTTGCCTATATTACTTCCTATACCTGTATAGGTAAGCGTATCTGTAAAGTCTACTCCATTTATACCTGTAACATCTGTACGAGTCTGTGTTGTAGTTGCAAGTACATTACCAAATTCATCTTTTATCTGAAGTCTTACTGTAAAGCTATCAGCACCACCTCTGTTATTTCCTGCCCAACCACCTTCACCACCCTCACCATTTTGCCACTCTGTTGTGCTGTTCAAGGTTATGCCATTATCTAGCATAGGTTGTGTTATTGTGTCTGAATATAAATTAAAATCTTGTGTTATGCTTCCGTTGTCTCCAAACTCAAAGTCATGTCCACCAGGACAACAATCACCTATAACTTGTGCATCACCTGATGTAGTCCAACCTGTATTTCCATTGTCAAATGTGCCGTTAGTAATTAAGTTACCTGTTGTATCTGCATAAACAACTAAAGGAAACAGTAAAGGTATTAAGTATTTCATCTTCTTAAACTATTTTTATACTTTCTGTATTGTTCTACTTTATCGTCTGTAGGTTCTTTTTGTTTAAGCCATGCTTCTCTTGCTGCTTCACCTATAAGACCTTGATAAGGACAAGGCGTACCTGCGTCCATCATAGCTTCGAATACATTTTTATCTTGGCACATCAATGATATTGCTGCGACCTTCATCCCTAAACCATTAAGTAGTTTAGCTTGTTTTCTTAACTGACAATCTTTGTCAGTCATATAAGAACCAAAAGAACCAGAAAAACCTATAACAGTTACTCCTGCTGCTAAAGGAATAACACAACTGTCTTGCCCATAAACTGACATAGCAGGTGCACTACTAGGATTTACAGCAGTTTCTTGATTCGTTGAATTATTTGTCGTATTAGAAGTGGTAGAGTTTGAACTACTACCTGACTGATATGTTGTTGAACTTTCATAACCACCTGTTATTGCTGTGTTAGATCCTGCATTATTGCTTTGTGTGTTAGTCGTTGCCCCAGATGATGTAACATC